CCAAAGTCTTTTGATTTTAATAACTTTGCCAAGTCTGCTGTTGACCCTACAAATAAAGCATTATTTACAGTAGAAGGCCCCTTTGTTTGTTTTTCTTCTTCTACATCTTTAAGTTTCTTTTGAAGTTCCATCAATTTATCAGTTGCATCTGCAACGTTTTTAATTAATTGTCCAGCAACTTCATATGCTCTTGGCATTTCACTTTCTTGTGCAAGTTCAAGAATTCCATTAATTGCTTCTTGTCCCTTTTCTATCAAGGAGTAGAGATTTCCTCTCGTATATTCGTAATCTTTTTGAATATCATTATTTTGTGGTTTTTGTACCTCAACTTCAGATTGTTTTTCAATCTCCGTTGATACAATTTCTCCATCAACGTTAAAGGTATCGTTTAATTCGTCAAACTTTTTTGTCATTTTCATAACTTATCAAAAGGTACTTCCGTCAAATCCAAAATCATCTCCTATTTCTATTAATGCATCATCTGCATCGTTGATTAAATGAATATCAGTTCCGGAAACATGAGATTCTTTGGGAGTTCCATCCTTTCCTCTTTCAACTTTAAGTTTTGTTCCTGATATGATTTCAAGGACGTAAACTTGCTCATTATCTATGGTGAGATAACTAGCATCCGCAATTCCTGAGGTATCTGCAACTTCAATATATTTGGACGTGGTGCCAATATCTTGAGATAATGTTGTGACTGCATCTCCCGTGTAATTTTTGATTGCTTTAGGAACAACAGAGTATGTAATATCTCTTGTTGGAGTATTTGTAGTGTCTCCAGCGATATAACCAATTTGAACCTTTTTGATAAGATCTTTGGATGCACCAGATGCAACGGGTCCAAAAAGATATGTTTTTGCTGTAAATCTGATTGTATAGTAGAGAGATCTTCTAGTTGTAAAATCACCCTCATAATCATCTTGCATTGAAATATTTTCAATTACAACAGGAATGTCTCTTTTCTCTCCTATTGTTTCTACTAAGTCAACACTTAAATTAAAGACAGGTTGAAAATACGGCAAAATTTGCTCAACGATTTGGAGCATGTCATCATTTAATTTTGTATAGATTGTAAGTTCAAATGCCATGTTATATGGAACAGGCATGTATACTTTTTTGACTTCTGTCTTGTCGTCTGGGTTAGTAGTTATGAATGTTTGAGTTGTTGTTACTTTTCTAGAGGAGTCATATTGGAGTCCAATAAACTCAAATGACATCCTAGGTAAAGAAATTTGAGTTCCCTTGCTTAGATTGGGAGATTGTTCCAATCTTGCTAGAAATTTTTGAGTTGGCCCATATGCCAATGGAACTTTAATAATCTCTGTAGTAGAATCAGAAGAATTAGTATGCTTAATTTCGATATTGTTAAACAGAGTACCGAAAGTAATAATTGTTTTTCTTAAGATTTCGTGATAAAAATATTCAAACATAACATTACCTACTTTAATTCTACTAACCGTTAATTATTATTTATATTATGGGGTTCCAAAAGGATTTGTTTCTGTAAAATCAAGTATTTTATCTGCTTCTATTTCAATATTATCATTATCTGGATATTCACCTATTGTATTATATTCTTCTCTTGAAGTAAGTTTGTATGTTGCACCACTTTCTGCTCCATGAACAATCTCTCCTGGAGTAAAGTCTGCAGTAACGTTTGTAATTGTCATAACACCAGTACTTCTTGTCCAAGATTTAACTCTTGCAGTTGCACCGCTGGTGGTTCCAGTAACAACTTCGTTATGGACAAATGTTCCAATACCAATAGTTGCTCCAATACCAGTAGGTGCAGCAATGGTTACGGTAGGTGGTGTAGCATATCCAGAACCAGCATTTGTATATCTAATTGCACTGATTGTTCCAGCAGCAGAAACTATAGCAACACCAGTTGCTGTTGTGCCAATACCAGGACTACTAAATGTGACTAATGGCGCCTCTACATATCCTCCTCCACCATTGGTTATGGATACAATTCCAAGAACACCATTGCCAATTCTAGTTGTAGCAGCAGCACCAACCCCAGGGTCTGTAGAATAACCTACCAATGCAATTCCTGGAGCAACCGTATACCCACATCCAGGATTTGTAATTTGAACTCCTTGAACTTTACTTCCAATTTGAGTTCCATCGCAATTAGTCAAATTGCTAATTAAAGTTGCAATACCAGCAGCAGTATAATTTGAACCAGATGGAGATATTGAGAACGCAACTGCTGGAGGAATACGGTACTTTTCTCCTCTGCTTGTCATTGTAACAGACATTACACCACCAGCAGTGCAAATACCAACAACAGATGCTGTTGCCGTTACTGCAGCACCAGCAGAAACAAAGGTTAGAGATTGAATATTACCCTCACTTATAGTATTATCATCAATTTCATCGACATTGGTATCAATAACCTCATCCTCATAACGGAAGAGTTCACATCTCAATTCATAGACATAATTTTTTTGTAATTGATAAAATGGTTTTTCGTGTTCGACAAATTTAATCTCAAAAATTCTATCGCCAAGAGGAAAATAAATTAAGTCTCCTTCTTTTGGACGAGTTGCAAGTTCAATATCTGATAAATTTTTAGTCAGTGGTGTTATATAACTTTCGAATCTTTCTTTTGAAATTATTAGATTAATCTCATTAGTCGCTTGTATGCCAAATTTTGTTAATAATTGTGTATTGTCATTATATCCTTCAAAGTTATTGACATAAGCTTCTATTGGATAAGCATTATCAAACTTAGATTCAATAACCTCTTGTATTATTGTATTTTTTGTTACGTATTTTCTGGGCAAATAATATACTTCAACACCATACATTCTCAACTGCTCGTTGATTAAATCCTGAACAAGACTTTGCTCAGTCTGCGAACCTTGAAGAAAAAATGGATTAAGCATTATCCTATCATGTCAAGAGGGGGAAGTTCGTATGTATTTGACATTTTCTCCATAATCATGTCAATTTCTTTTTGTGCATCATCATAAATTTGTCTTCCATTAAGTTCTACACCACCTGGAAGTTTGACTCCTTGGAACTTAATTAAGTTTTGTCCCCACTGACGTTTAATTAAAGATGTGAGATATAATTTTACGAATGAATCATTATAAACTCTTGAGAAGTCTGATGGATCTACAAGTCGATTGCAATCAATAACAATATAGTCTCCAACACTTATTCCACCAAAGTCAATATCAAGATACAATCTATCGACTCTTTGATTAAATCTAATTTGCTTATGTGTAGTCAGCAAGAAATCCATATCTTCAAGATATGTCTTTGTCATTGCATATGTCAACATTTCAGTTGAACCCCAATAATAAATGTCATTGAGGAACATTTGGTATCTAACACTAAACATATTATTTGTTATGGTGTTAGTACCATCATATTTGAATATTTTATTGATTCCAATAACAGAAGGTGGAATCTGAAGATAGTTACTATTTTCTTTATATGAAAATGTTGTCGTAGCGCCATCAATAGTCGCTGAAGCAGTGGTTGTAACAATTCCTGCTTGAGTAACTTGACTGTTTGGACTTCTACCTCTATCAATATCTTCTTGAGTAAACTGATATTTTAAATAAACTTGCTGAACGCCGTCATAATGGCGTTCATGAAAATATTGAAGTGCATCATCTACTAAGTCATCAATTTGCTCATCTGCTACATTGATTTCTAAGACTGGAGCACCCAGTTTTCTCTTGCAATAATCAATTAATTGTTGTCTAGTAGATGGTTGTGCCATTTACAGAATACCTCTATGAAAATATTTATGGTGCTTCTGAAATCAAACTTCGCAGTAAGTTCTTAATTTCATCAAGATCTTCTTTCATATTAGCAACATCTAATTCTAGATTTTGCAGTTTTTGATTTTCTTCAGTTTTTGAGTCACGTCTAGAGACATACTCATGATATGCTGATGCATTTTTATTAACTATAGAGTTTGTTTTTGGATCTCTATAGAGATGAGTATGTCCCTTGACTTTTAAATAATCCATATTATGCAAGTGCAATAACTCTTAAATCGCTCATTCTTGGAACATATGCTTGACTTGTGGAAGTTGCAATAATCTTTATTCGATATGCCTTAAACGAAGGCAATTCATCTGCAGTAAAACTATATTCACGGAATTGAACTTCATCTGATTGGAATCCAAAATCTTCTGTTGGAGGAACATAAGAATCTGGAAGTCCATCATTATTTGCAACATCAATAATTCTTCCAACACTATCTAAGTTATTATATCCTGGGAAAGGAACATAAATTGGTTCAAAATTATCAGTCTCACTAATTGCATAGAACGCTCTTATATCGCAGTTAAGGTTAATATGAGCATTGACAAGAATCTTAATTGAAGATGCTGGATTCTCAAGATTGATTTCTTTAGAAAGATATTGGAATGCAGTTGGATCTTCAGTCAAACTATTTACTCTATTGTCAGTTACATAATTCGAAATTGCACTATTAACTCTATTAGATGTAAAGATAGCACTTACTCTTTGAGTATCAATAACTGGAGATAATCTAGAATCGACACTATTAAGATTGATTCTAAGATTTGCAGATTTGTTCCCTGGTAATGTGCTCAGTTTATTTGTCTCGTTGACTTTGGAAGCAATAAGTCTAGGACTTGTAAGATAGTTTGTTCTATTAATTACAACTGGTTCATATCCAGCATCTGCATATGGAATTTCAGTTCCACTAATACTTCTGCTAGTTACAGTTCTCATTTCTGCTTCAAGTGAAGTACCTTGAACAGTTACATTTTGAACAACAGGAGTTATAACTTCAAAAGGAACGTTTTGAGTTGCTTTAATTGCATTTCCGCCAGCCGACTTGGTTTGTCCCATATGGAGTGAAGGATATCCTCCACCAGTGCTTCTGCCGACTCCACTTGAACCCATGTCGAGTTTAATGTTATATGAGTCAAACGTAATTGGATTTGCAACAGTTACATTGGCAAGATTATGAGTCTTGTTAATTCTGCGGAGAGATACTCCACCAAGTTCATACTTATAAACAAGTGTTCCTGCTGGATAATTTTTCGCCTTAGTAGAATCTACTCCTCTAGAAATAGTACCAGCAATTGTAGAACCAGTTGTTTCCGTGTAAGAAATAATTTCATCGCCAATTTGGATATATCCAACGTTAGTAGTTCCTACACCAACATTTTCAAAGGTATCTAAGTTGTCAAGACTTGATAACGTGATTGGAGAAGTGGAAGATGATGTATATGGTTGTGTCAATTTAACTGGGATAACATCAGATTGAACATCGGAAATAGTTACATAGTTTGCATCAAAATACATTCCGTGGTTCTTATGATTAACCTGAATGTGTAAACCATCATTATCAGTTTCAATTTCATAAATCTGAACATTTCCGCCAGCAGCAGCGTTAAGGTTGGTTGTAATTCCAGAGTTATTAACAAATTGGACAGTCTTGCCAGTCCCCGCAACAGCAAAATCACCTTGTACATTATGAATAAGTAATTCACTAGTATTTGCAATAGAAACTACAGAAAGTCTTGCTCCAAGTCCAAGAGAGTTAGCACCAATAGTACCAATTCCTAATACATCACCAACAACATATCCAGTTCCAGATTCTGTAATAGTTGCTGCAACTGCAACACCATTATTAATAGTGATGTTTGCTTTTGCATCTCTACCTTTACCTGTAATAGTTGTGAGTGGAACACTACTGAACAACTGAGTATCTGCAGATGGTGTGTATCCAATACCAGAATTGATTACGTTCAGAGTTCCGGTGGCAATACCAGCATTTCCAACATAATCGCCAGTTGCATCAGTTCCTTGTTGGAGAATTGTATTGCCAAGCGTTAAGTCGCTATCTTGTAGAGTTGAGTTAATTCCAATTCTAATTTCCTTGGAATTGAGGTTTAATGTATTTGGAAGCAGGCGAGCAATGCCACCATTTCCTTCAGACAATTCTGGACTATAGAATTCTACAGAACCACTTCCAACAAAGTCAGCTCTATACAGAGTGAATTTAAGATCTTCCCATTGACTTGGTTCCCAAGTAGAAGCGTTTTGTGACTTAAACAGAGAACCTAAGTATGGTTGGTTGGAAATAAATGTTTTAGTGAGTAAGTCATTTTCCCCAATTCTGGAAATATAAACACTATACTTAGTAGAAATGGATGCTAAACAGATAGCATATTCTTCTCCACCTTCAAGATAAATTGGAGATTTAAATGTAATTGATGTTGGAACAGAACCATCAGCAGATGTATTAATGTCTTCTGGACTAACAATAATTTCGGAGAAAGGAATAACTTTTTGAGTTGGAAGTCCTCCTTTCATCGTTCTTAATTGGAATGTGAGAGGAATATCCGTATCATCTTTAGAAGCAAAGAATACATCGCACTTAGTTAAGAATATTCCAGTTTCATCATCAATCAAGAATGATTGTGCGAGTGGATCGTACCACTGAGTAACAGTAACATTTCTGTTCTGAGTACTAATAACATTAGATGCTACAACTTGAGTTCCTGTAGTTCTAGCAACGGTTTGTTCTTCAAACTCTCTCTTATTTTCAATTCTTGCATTTCTAACAGAGATAATAGTTTCTTGTACCGTCTCTAAAGTTCCAGTAGATGCAAATCCTTCTTCTGCAATAGAAGATGCTACATTTTGATTATTTTCTGGATTGTTGACAAGTGTGAATACTTTGTTTCCAGATTCAAATCTTGGGTTCAAATTATTATTTGGATTTGGAATATAATAACTACCAATTAATGTTGCAGAAATGTCAGAAATCAATCTCACATTAGAGATGGTTGCTTGGGCACCACTTGTTTGTCCAACAAGAATCATTCCTTCTTCAACATAACCAGAGAATGAACCCTGAGGTTGATTTGATAATGAGAACGTATCTACGTTTAGAACTGTCGATGTTGATGAATAGGTAGCAGGTAATGTCTGAGTATCGTATGGACTTGTTCTATATCTTGTCAAAGGTGCATTGTATGGGCCTTCTTTATGATTCGCTGTTGCTACTCTAAATGTAATTTCAGGATCTATATTTCTGTTATTCAAAGGAAGAGAACCAACAGGTCTGGTTCTACCAACAACAGTTTCCCCAACTTGGAATACTCCAGAAACCATTGAAATTTCAAGAAGTTTTGGAACACAGTATTTGGTTACATTAACACCATCAAAGAATGCATAGAACTGAGTGGATGGCTTTACACGCTTAGAAACAAATTGAACGTTTCTAGATCTCATGAACGAGATTAATTCTCTACTTACAGTTCTATCACCTGCCGAAGTTCTATCAAACTGTTCAGTGACAATTGTTCTAGTACCAGTCCTGGATGTTATTCCAGTATCTCTAGTTTCAAGTAAAGTGTCCTCAACAACTTCATCAACAACAGTTTCTTGCCACGATCTTACTCTACCTCTTCCACCAGGTCCTTGCTCGTCTCTGTTTCCTCCACCAGAAACAGTTCTCAGACTAGTGGTAGAAATAATTTCCTCACCTGTCCAATTAGTTTCCCATGCATTCCATACGGTTGGTGCAAATCCAGTTTGAGGATCTACATTGAGAGTTCTGGAAGCTTCAGCAATAGTTTCTGCAAAATTGCCTTCAGTATTAATTACATTTGCTTCAACTCTTACAGTATCTACCCAGTTATCTGAAGCAGGAGTGAGTTCAATGGTTCCTTCCCAGAAACTTACTAAGAAAGGAGTTACACTTTCAGTTCTAGTTGCAAATGTTTGCTTCAACCACTCAACTTCAGTGTAGTCAAGAGTTATAATGTCACCAGTCTTTCTAATATTGCTTCCTTCTGGAGTTGTATATCCAGAATCTGCTGTAGTATCTACATTTGTAACGGGACCAGGAATCAAATCATAAGAATCAGTATGGTGCGAAGGCCTTAATATCTTATTTCTTGTGTCAATACTATTTTTGAATGAAATTCCATTTTCTTGTGCCAAGAATGATGCAAAATTATCAACAAAAAATCCAGATTTGAATCTGTTCAATCCTGAGGAATCTGGAATAAACAGATTAGATGTGTTAGTCTCAAGTAAAGACAGTGAAGTATAATATTCAAGGTTCTTGATTCTATTCTCAAGATTTTTAATATCAACCATTCTATATCTCTTATGATCTAAGAAATTAATAGATGCTTGATTTACACTATAGAGATATGGAGGTAATGAAACTGTAGCAATCTCTAAAGAATCATCAATGTTGACTGGTTTTTCTGGTTTTTCTGCTGGTGTTCCATACTTAATTTGAAATTTTCCATCTTTTGTAATAAAAACTCTGTCAATTCTTCCCAGATAGAAAGAAAAATTAGTTACAATAGATTCATCTGATGCTAAAATATTAGCAGCAGAAGATCCAGAAGAGGTAAATGTTCTTCCATAGAATTCAAACGGAGATCTTCCTCCTTCTGAAGTTACATAATTATCAACTCTAGGACGAATATCAATAATATCTGTATTTCTAATTCTATTGATGGTTTGAATATCATTAGAATAATCAAATCCAGTATAAGAATCTACTGTTGTAATATCTCCATCGTCAGTTGACTCATAATATCCATTTGCAAAATAGATTCTTAGTCTTCTATTTGGTTCCTTGGCACCATTCTTTCTAGTAATATAACCATAACCATAGAATGAAGAATTTTGTCCATTATTAAAAGAATAACTTGAAGAAATATTGATACTTGGAGTATCAATAGTCGTAATCACAGCATCAACGTTTGATTCTGCAAATACTACAACTTCACCTTCTTTAAAGTTTTTGTTGTTTTTGCCAATAAAGGAGATTTTTGAGTCTGTTAATCTTTCTGCACAAATAGCAACAGCACCAGAAGTTCTTCCTGTAATTGTTTCTCCAATTACAATATCAGACGTTTTTCCTGTTGGGCCAGTAATTGAAGAAAGGACAAACGTAGGTGCAGAAGGATCAGATGTATCTACTGATTCATAAACTGCATGAATTGAAACAACGTCAGGAACATTTAATGATAATCTTTCATCTTGAACTTTAGTTCCAAAAGCATAATTGCCATAAGTGAGTCCATCATTTAAAGTAGTTGTTCCAGTTCCAGAACTTGCAAGTTTGGATTTATCTACAATTACACTATTAACTCTATTTTTTAATTTATTCTTTGCTTTTGGTTTAATCTTTTTCAGAGTAGCGATGAAAGTGGCATCATCAGTACCATCACTCAAGTTGAATATTTCTACCTGATCTCCAGATGCACTGATAGAAACTTTATCTGATGTTAATACTTCAATTGTTCCGTCTTTTTTGATTAATTCATATCTCTCCACATCAAATGGCAAGAACGTCTCATTTGTTCCTGCAATTACTGCAGATGAAAGTTGATTATCAACTATACTTACATCAAAACTTCTTCTAATTGTCAGAGATGCATCGCTTAAATCTACTTCAGCAATGTTAACTTTTGGAAGTTGAGTATAAAGTGAATTATCTGTTGAACCATCAAGTCCTGTAGCAACTAATTTCAAATCAGATACTGACAGTGCGCTTGCAGGAAGTTTTCCGTCAGCAACTCCAGTTACAGTTGCAACACCAGAAACAGAGACTAATGAAGAACCAACGCTAACTACTTTTGCTAATACTGGATCTGAAGAAGTTTGATTGCTGAATTTAAGAAGATTTCCTACTTTGATTTGTCCTGGGAAAAATGGATTTGTGCTAGAAATTACACTGATACCAGTTGAACCACTAACAGCACCAACAGAAGAAACTCCAATATTTAATACATCAGACTGAAGTGTGTCTGCAGTAAATGTTGATGCAGCACCTGCTATAGAAGAAACTGCCTTAACATCAGAAATTCCGAAGGAAGTTACTGCAGTAGAAACTCTTGTATTTTCGACTCCATCAAAAATGAAGGGTTCATTCTTTACAAATGTTCCTTTAGTATCATAAACAGTGATTGCAGTTCCTGCAGATACTGAACTCTTGAGAAATGCAGTAGCGCCACTATACTTTCCTTTTACAAAAGTTGGAGTTGATAAAGTAATGGGTTCATTCAAAGTTATTTCAGTAAATGCTTGAACATCATACAAAGAGATGTTCCACTCATTTAAAGCAGAATTTGCAGCATCATAAGAACCAGACTCTAATCTAAAGTCATATACTCTAGCAAGTCCAATTTCTTTTCCTGGATTAGTGGATGCAGATTCTCCTACTCTAGAATCCCTTAAACTTAAGATAAATGTGTTGCCAATACCAATAGTCGGAGAACCATGAACTCTATTCAGTCTCAGTGTTGAACCAGTCCTATAATTAATTGCTTGGTTCTCCAATACCTTTGTTGTTCTTGTTTTCGGAACATCTAAGTATGATGGACTAATTGTTTCAATCTCAAATCCCTTAACAAATGCTTTTCCTGGAGAAATTTGATATAATGCTAAATCTTCGGATGGTGTAGAACCACCATAAGTTTGTTGTCCTGCGCTGAATACGCCTCTATTGCCACGATTATTATTAAGAGATTCTTTTACTGAGAGTCCGAAAGGATTTACATAATAATCACCAGATTCCGCATAAGTTCTTCTGGCGAGTTCATTTTCAATAACATTATATTCTGTGGTTTTTTTCTGAGATCTTAAAACGCCGTTTGAAATAGTGGCAAGTTCAATGAAATTATTGTCATCAAAATCGTCCAATTCCTTCTTAAATAAGGAAGTTGTCATCTTAAGTCTATCGGCTCCAGGTGCCGAATAGTTATTAAATCCCTTTGAATTGTCATTAAGAGAAGAATCAATATCAGCAGTAATAATTTCCTCAGTGATTAAGAGTCCTACTCTATAACTGGGAGTGCTTGAATATTGATCAAGAAGAATTGTCTCGTCATTAACGGATAAAAACTGTCCCTTAGCAAAATAAATTCCATTGGAAATTGAAAATGCAGAACCTACTGCCGTTGCATCAGTTGCAATTGTATTTGCAAAAGGTTCTCCGGGAGATATTATAGTATTTGCTGATGCAATAGTTGCATTTGAAGAAAGTGATTCTCCACTTAAAAATTCAGTTGTTGCATTATCTTGAGAGTTTGAACCAAGATAACTTACATATAAAGTAGTGTTTCCTCTTTCTGATTCATTAGCTAAAATAACCTTATTTACTACGGCAGTAACTCCAGAAGTTTCTCCCGTAATTTTTGAACCAACAATTTGTTCAATATAATCAGAAACTGGAATGCCCAAATAATCATTCTCTATCTGAACAGCATTATATACTCTACTGTATGCAGTATTTCCAGGAATAACCTTTGCACCTTCCTTAAAAAAGTGCTGTCCAAATCTTTCAATTTGATTTTGAAGAATTGATTGAAGAGTTGTTAATTCTCTTGCCTGGACAGGATAACCCGGTTTGAATAATACTTTATAATAGTCATTGTTTGCGTCAAAATCGTCAAAATATGGAGCTACGTTGAGATTTGTTTCCTGAGACATAATTCTTTAGAACTGCAAAATGACTTTGATATCTTCTTTTTGACTTGTAGATCTCGTAATAGAGGGTCTATTGTCTACATAGATGATGTTTCCAGAGTATTTCTCCACTTCTGGTTGAGCAACACCCTGTTCAAATGATTGACCTAGGTAATACGTCTTACTATTTATTACGGTTGAGACACCCGTAAATGATGTCTGAATCGCCAAAGTAGTAGAACCACCGATGATATTAAAATTACCATCAGAACCTGGAGTTGCAGTGAAACGCTGCAATCTAAACCCATATTCGGGATTGGAATTTTGAGTACCATCAGTATTAAATCCTGCAAGAGATTTATCCTGCCAGTACTTTAGTACACCAGTTGTTGGATCGTAAGAAACAACTCTGCCAACTGCAGTCGAACCAAGTCCAACTGTTTGAGTAATAAAAGCATCTGCATCAAATGATGCTGAACTATAACCAGCACCAGTTAATTTTAGAGCATAAACTGCGCTTGCTTTATCTAGATTTAGATTTTCTGTTGAATTATACGCCTTCGGATTTTGAACAATGCCAATTCTTGAAATCTGATTACCAGTTATAAAATCTGGATTTTCGGTGTCATTTTCAATTCTAGAATAAACAAGAGCATTTCTAGCGCCAAGTTCTCTGTAAATATCTGCTCCATGTCCACCTTGAGGTGGAATAATAATATTAAATACTGGACTTGTAGAACCTGTTGGTGCTCCTCCACCAGCAAGATCTAAAGTTCCATATGTGTATCCAGAACCACCAGAAGAAATAGTTACTGATTCAATTTTAGAACTACTATTAATGACAACAGTTGCTTCAGCACCAGTTCCATCTCCCCTAATGGGAACTCTTGTATAAGTTACTCCTGCAGTTCCTAACCCAACTCCTCTATTAGTAATAGTTACAATTTTAATTTGTCCACTTGTTGATGCATTGTTTCTAACCGCAGCATTTGTTGTGCTAGTTTGCCAATTAGCAGGAACTGGCATAAAATTAGTCGAATCAAACTTATTAATATCAGTAGGACTAATTGTATAAAGATATTTCCAAATATAACCATCACCGCTTGTACCTGCTTCTTTAGGTTCCAAATCAATAAACGTTGGTTCGTCTAAAGATGCTCTTCCTGATGGGTTTTCGGGATCGGTTCCATTTTGAAGACAAATATAAACCCTATAATCAGAATTCATTACATAGTAATTTGCATCATAAAGACTAATTGCATTTGAGGGTTTTGATGGATTCTCTGCCCTAATGTCATGCCTATACATGTCATAGGTAATACCAGATGTCCATTTGACTTTTCTGATAACTTGTTTTGCGTCAGAATCGGTAATTTTTTTGAGAGCAATCATTGTGTCCCAATAATTATTCTCTTCATTAAAATTATCTCTAGGATCTGGAGGGGAAGTGTCCCAACTAGAACTTACTTCAGTTGCATTAGGAAGTCCAACAAAAGAATAATAAGAGTTGCTAGTGGATGCAACACTAGCAACAAACTCCTTTGCATTTAATATACGAAGTTGATCAGTTATAATTGCTGACATTTTACAGAGATTTTTTATTTATTTATTAGTTAAAGTGCAACGGTTTTTAAGGAACCATCATCTTCTACCATTAAACGGAATCGATTTCCACTAGGTGAAGTTAAAATCAAACCTTGTGAGGTATTAATACCAACGGAAATATCACCACCACGAACAGTTAGTCTCTCACTAATTGTTGTTGTTCCAATTCCAACATCACCATTTGAATTTGCATAAATTCTAATATTACCAGCACCATCAGAAAGAATAATATTATTAGATAAAGTTCTAATATCCAGTGAAGAATCATTGCCACTAAATCCACCAATAATAACGTTTTCGCTACCAGTTGTTACAAATTCTCCCGCAGACCATCCAATAAAAACATTTCTAAATGTAAATGTAGCGTCTCTGCCAGCATGTGCGCCAATACCAATATTGCCCTCATAAGGAGCTGCATCATTATTTCCAAGATTTCTTAGAGACTCATAACCAATTGCTACGTTTTCGGCAGCAGCACCGGGATTTTGGAATGATAATTCGCCAATCGCAACATTAGATTGTCCACTAAATGTTGATGCAATTGATGCTGAAATAATTACATTATCAGTGTATGAATCTGAACTGCTCTTGATAGTTAATCCATCAATTGTACCAACACCAGAAACGTTCAACTGATCTGTAGCAGTTGTTCCTGTTACATCAATACCTCCATCAAAGTCTGCTATACCAACAAAGGTTGTAACACCAGAGATGCTTACATTATCTAAATCTGTATGTCCATCTACGTCTAAATCACCATTGGCATCAATAGCGCCAACAAACGTAGTGACTCCACTAATGTTGACATTATCAAGTTCTGTGTGTCCATCAACATCCAGATATCCACTAATATCAACATTTGCATTAATATCTACATCGGAACCAAATGTCGAAACACCAACAACATTCAGTGTTTCAGAAATGTTGGTGGAATCCAATTCAGTAAATCCATCAACATCCAAATTGGCATTAATATCAACTGCTGATGCAAATGTAGATATACCAACTACATTCAGTGTTTCAGAAATGTTAGTGATATCAAGTTCCGTTATACCATCAACATCAATATCACCATTAAAATCAACAGCATCAGCAAACGTCGATACACCGACAACATTCAGTGTCTCGGAGATATTAGTAATATCTAATTCTGTTATGCCATCAACATCAAGTCCAGCATTGATATCAACGTCAGAAGCAAATGTAGATACACCGACAACATTCAGTGTTTCAGAAATGTTGGTGGAATCCAATTCAGTAAATCCATCAACATCGAGTCCAGCATTGATATCTACAGAACCAGCAAACGTAGATACACCAGAAATACTTGCATCACCAGAAACCGTTAAAGTACTTGATGCAGTCGTTGTTCCAACACCAATATTTGATACTGTATGAATACCAGTTGTATTTTTATTCCAATATGGAACTCCGCCTGTTAAAGATGTAACAGTCACACTTCCATGCGAAGTGCTAATGCTTATATTTGTTCCTGCAACAATTTGAGTTACAATACCAACATAAGCATTAGTTCCATCACCAATCAATTCATAAACTTCGCTGAAATTTTCATTAATTTTTACAGCACCAGACAACAGGGAATCGCCCGTTCCATCGTTTGGTATTGATCCAGTGCTTATACCTTGTCTGGCCATTTTAGTTTACTTTTTACCGGTATTTATTTTAGGAGTAGTCTCTAATTTTTAGAGGTACAAGTCTGCTAATAGTACCAGATGTTGTTATTCCTCCGACTCCATTTGAACCATGGAAATTCAATGCAATTGGACTTGAAGATCTTGTACCCAAATCAATTTTACCCCAACTATATGAACCCAAGTAATGAGAACTTGTAATACCACCATTATAGACAGTGTAAGTTCCTATTCCAGAATCAAAAGTATAACTTGTAGAGTCAAAAGTTACTGTCAGGGATGAGAATGATTCTGCATTATAAATTCCAACATTTGCAAAGATTCTATTTACATATGTTATACCAATACCAATTACATTTGTTTCAATAATCTCAGAAGAATAAACCTGATACACATTATCAACAAATTGTGTAGAAACACCTATGGCATTTCCTCCCATATCCAATGAATTTTGCGTTGTTGTCGCAGATCCAACATTAGAGTCTTTAACAACAAAGAAATCGCCAGTAGAAATTCCACTTACAGTTGCTGCTGTTGCAACAATGCTTGTATCTCTTAAGAATGAATTTGTTGGAACGAATAAGTCGAAAATGTAACGATTTAAAGTGCCAACGGTAGTTGTTCCAAATCCAACAACTACTCCAAAATCACCAACATAAGACTGTGAAGTATTTTCTTCTCTAGGAGACTTGGGAATTTCGATTAATACTACTGGAGGATTGGTGTAAGTATATGCAGTTCCTGGTGAAGTTACTACAATCGAAGAAACTGTTCCTGCAGCGGAAACATTAGCAGTTG